ATAACTCAGCATAAACTGCATCGTAAGGTACAAACTTAAGATAAGGTATGTAAGAGTTAATCTTAGACTTATTAGTATTCTTATTAACATCTACTATACTAGAGAAGAAATGCTTAAGTCTCATACTTATAGTATCCTTAGGATCAAGTTCTAAAGAACTACGATCATAATCAACCTTCTCATTATAACCTTCTATATCAGCAATAGTATCTTGAATCTCAGCATCTACACCACTTGACTCTTCTTCCTCAGCTATGATAACTTTAGATCGAATAGCAGTAGTAGCTCGAACCTTTCTAACTAAAAGCTCTTGTACTTTATCCCACTGACTTAGTACGTTATCTATGTTACTTACTACAGTATCTTTAGTAGTCTGTTTAACCTTTGATGACTGTACGTTTATCTTTGTTACCTCTAGATGACTCTGTAACCTTTTAAAAGCTGCGGACATTGTTACTTTGCCCTTAGTATCTACTAACTCTTTAAGGATACTAGCAGTAAAAGAACTAAGTAGTTCTTCTTGTTGCATAGCAGACATATCTAGTATCCTATGTCGTTTAAGTCCTTCTGTTAGATTCTTCTGAGCTTCTGCATCGAATGGTACACTAGAAGTTCTTCTTCCTATATAACTCTTAAACCCTCTTATATCTTTTTTAGAACCTAATATATGTATTTGTTGTGGTTCAAATACTATGTTATCAATACCTCCTTGGTACTCTCTTATCGCTATTGAGTCATATCCTTGTGTAATTAATTCTCTTGCTTTTGTAGAAGGTTCAATATGTCCCCCTTTTGCTAAACTACCTCTTAACTCTGTTATATCTTGCATAGGTTTAGGACTACGCATATTAAGTAATACAGGAATTGTAAATATTTCTTTTCCTGTTCTTAGTTTACTTGGGATACCAAAAGAGGTTGCTGTAGGTTTGTCAGAAAAGTGAAAACCTACACTTGCTGTACCTTTACCTGTTAGGGAAGCTAATTTTTCTTTCTTAAATGTATCTCCTACAAATTCTGTTGTACCGTGATATACAATATCTTTCTCTTTACTATCTGGAAAGATAGTATCAAGATACTGAGAGTATTGTTCTTGAGTTCCTATACTAGATAATTCTGGGTTTTGTTCAAATACGGAATCTACACCCTGTTTAATACCAGCATCAAATGGTATATCTACATCAGGAAAATCTTCATACTCATCAAGAGCTATAGTAAGTCCTACATTCTTATCTTCAATTATTATTGGAGTTGATGGAACAGTAGCTGCTGTTGTTGGCCCTGCTGGTACAACTGCTGCTTGATTTACTTGTTCTTGTGTACCCCCAAAGGAAGTATCAAACCTTATAATAGGCTGAACAAAAGAAGTATATTCTCCATCTCCTAAGTCAAAATCTATTACATTAGTTTCATAAGCATTCTTAAGGAAGTCAGTATAACTAGTTCCTTCATTAGATACTGTACCATCATCAGGAGAGATAATAGGTATAGAACCATCATTACTTTGTAATCTAGTAGCATTAGTATGGTAGTATGCCTTATTGAGAATACTATCTAATCTACGTAAGAACTCATCTTGTTGTATAGACTTTCGTTCTACTTTATTAGACTTAGCTGCTATATCATTAGCTATAGCTAGAGCTTCTTCTTCATTAGGCTCTCTACCATTCTTATCTATAAACTCATCAACTCTCTGTTGAGTAACTATCTTATTCTGTGAGCCAAGACCTGCATAGTACTTCATAACTCCACCCTCTTCAAAGGCAGTAATATACTCAGTAGCTCCACCAGTTGTAGCTTCAATACCTGTGTTTGTTATCTCTAAGTAAGAGTTAGCACTATTATCTGATAGTATAAACTCTCTTAGGAACTTACCTCTAGGAAGGTTTGCTAACCCCATAAACGATCTAACGTACTTTTGCATATCCCCAAGTGTAGCAAGGTTGTAGCCATTTTCTTTCATATCTCTGGCAGTACTACTTGTTACGTCCTTATCGAGAAAGACTTTTAGACCCGATAGGAGTGAAGACCGATGCTCCTTACTCAACCGCTTAGATAGTAGGGGTATAGCAACATACTCTTTATTATCTTTCTTCACTAAAGCATAGGCAAATCCAGGTCTTATTACTGATCCTCCTGTATCTATAGTTTGTCCAGTTGAAGTAATGATTCCCTTAGATGTTTTAGTGGCTAATATAAGATTAGGATCTTTCATTGCTTCACCTAGTGTTATAGGTTCTCCACCCTTTATAACTGCAAGCTTCCCTAATCTCTTCTCTGTTACTATTGTATCAAAGGTTCCGCCCATCTGCTTCATAAGGATATTCCTAATCCTCCTTATTTCTACCTCATCTTCATCTCTATTCTCCTCCTTAGTTCTTTTAGCTGGATAGTCTGTATTATGTAAATTACCTATTAGTTTACCCCCTTTATTCTTAATTCCTATAGGGATGAAGTCATACGTACGATCTCCTAATACTTCTGTTCCTGGCTCCACTGAACGTGCGGCCTCTAGTTCTTTTCCTTTCTCAAGTAAGTCGTTATAAGTTTCTTTTGTCTTAGGGTCTACAAAATCTTCATCTATAAATAAAGTAAGATTAGTTCCTTCTTGGTATTCATTAACCGATAATAGTTTAGGATCTTTTAGATCACCAGATAGTTGATCGCTAGAGTCAGTTAGTTGGCTAGTAAGTTTACCATCCTTCAACTTAAGTATATGGATATAGTTTCGTGATAAGTAGGCTATACTATTAAAACTAAAATTTATCTTCCCCCTATCTTCATCTGCGATCTCACTAGTCTGGTTATCATCAGTAACTAATTCTGATGTCTCTACTATTAAACGGTGCATTAAATCATTAAAGTCTGTAGCAGCTTGTCTCTTAGAAGTACTTGTAGTTGTCTCTTGTGGAGAAATAGACTGATCACTATCTTCACTCTCTTGAGCAGATGTAGATACTGTAGGTACATTTTCCTCAGCCTTAGTCTTTTTCTTCTTAATAATTTTAGGTTTCTTTTCACCTACTACTGCAACATTTCCTTCTGTTGGTGTTTCCAATTGCTCTTCGTCTCCCTGTTTCTGAGCTGGGGTTGATTGAGTCTGCCCTTCAACTTCATCAGGTGTTTGGGATTGAGCTTGCTCTGCAGCAGCATTCGCCGCCTCTTCTTCTTCTTGTAGTTGATCTTGTTCCCTATCTTCCGAGTTTTTTGCATTAGCAATAGCCTCTCTATCAATCTCTTCGATATCTTGCAACAGTTCTTTAACTGATTGCTCATTTGTGACAGTAGTAAGTCTATCTTGTAATTCTTTCGCATAACTTCCAAGTAAGTTTCTTTCAACCTGTAAATCAGTTATCTCCTTACTCATCATATCATCTAACTCAACTGATTGTTGAGGTTGATTTAAGTCTTTAAGTAACTGCTCATTAATTTTAATCTTCTCCTCTATAGAAGCTAGTTGCTTCTCAGTATTCTTTATGATCCCAGTAATGCGATTAGTACGTGCCTTAATCTCCTTCTTATCAAGACCTTTTTTTCTTCTATAGTCTATCTGCCTATTACGATACTGAATACCTTCTTTGATCTTATTAGAAGTATTTAAAGTATCTTGGATAGTATTACGTTCCATCTTAAGCATAGGTAACTGAGTAGTTGCCGAATGTAACTTCTCTGCTCTATCCCGATTTAACCTATCTACTATTTCAGTCTGCTTAGCGTTATAAGCATTGTCTACACCTAATAATCTCTCTTGAGCTTTGTTTAATAAACGTTGAGTTTTAAAAATGTCTTTATGGAAGCGTTGATACATAGGATCACTATACTTCCTCTTCATTTTGATATACTCACCTTCCATTTCTTGGAGTTGAGCAAGTTGATTAGCAACATCTTCTTTATAGTTCTCTCCTAATCCTAGCTCAGCTGCTTGTTCCTCATTATCTCTTATGTCTTCTAATGATCTCTCTAGTTGATCAGTAGTACCTCTCTCAAAGTTATCATAAGCTATATCTGAGAATAAATCTTCTCTATGCTCACTAGCTATGAATTGCTGACCATTAAGTTGAGCTTCTTCTACTGCTATATGAGTATCAATATGACTCTTAAGTTTCTTATTGAAGAATTGCTTGTTAGCTTCTACTTGCTTAACTTGCTCATCGAAGTGACTACGTATATCCTTACGATTAGCCAAGTCTTGTGGCCCTTGTATTATACCATACTGGATTGGGCCTCCAAAGAAACCCATTGCTCCTTCAAGAAGTGCCTGCTCACTAGTAGCAAACTTGAAGAGTCTCTCTTCCAAGTTAGTAGGAAGTTTATCCTGAGTAATACCTGCATCTAGTTTAGCTCTGTAATCAGCTTCCATCTGTGCAGCATTCTGTCCTATCTCCTCTAAAGCTTCTGCTCCTGCTTGCATTAGTGGGTTATCCTTAGATACCTTACCGAAGCTCTTCATGAATGATCTAGCTGACAACTCTCTAGCCTTATTCCTTGTGCTATTAACACCTCTTGCAAGTCCAGCTAATGCGAAAGCATCAGTTATTATAAATGCTTTGTTGGCTAACATGAATTGGTCAGCTCTATGTCCTGCTATAGTCCTGATCTCTCTTTCTGACATATTAGGATTAGCCTCTTTGATCTCATTGAATGTATTCTCATACATCTCAAGAGCCATCATCTTACCTTCTCCGAAGTTTGTAATGTAGGCAGAAGTAAACTGTTGTGCTTTACCTCCTGCTCCTTCAAGGAAAGGGGCTATACCTTCCATATAAGCTCCTAATCTTTTAGCTCTCTTACTAAGAGAAACTAATTTACCTATAGTCTTAACTCCTGTAGCTACTCCAAGACCTAACCCACCGAATCCTACGGCAGAATCAAGTAAGCCTCTCATAGCCTCCCAATAGAAACCTGAGTCTCCCCAGTCTATCATATCATCATTCCTTCTATAAATAGGTAGTAAGTCCTGAGTGATAGTTTCTTTGTTCTTCTTAGCCCAGTCAGATAGCCAATTACTCTCTACGTTCTCTATTCCTTGTAATCTACTTAGATTATTCTGTAAGTCTCCTATATAACCTGCATCTTCTATCATAGTTAATAGCCCACTTCCTAAACCTCCTACTATAGCATTAGTAGCTTGATGTGACGCTGGTTGGTGTGTTGCTCTAAATAGTCGTTGGTCTTGACCATAGACCATGTTTTTATCATACTTACCTAGAGTACTGTAAGGAGTTTGTGTATTGAACTGCCCATAGGTACTTACGTCCTGTGAAAAAAGTTCGTTGATCTCTTCCGGAGTTATGATTCTTTCGTCCTCTTTAATACCTTCGTATCCACGAGAACCTGCTCCTAGAGTTCCTACTACTTCATCTATGTTTATAGTTCTCTCCTTACCCATTACTTATAGAAGTTAGAAAATCTTAAGTATTGCTCTATCACTTGATTTACTGGTATAAGACCAAACTTAGTAGGGTCTTTTGGATCACGTATTCTAAAAGCAATCCCCGTTCCATCATAGGAGTCGTTATCATCCCAGGAGTCATGAGCTACAAACTGACCTGATACTCCACCCATAAAGGATAGACTTACAATTTCACCCTCAGTTTTATCTCCTCTAGCTATCTCTCCAATAGCTGATAAGTTAGCAGCTTTCATTGCTTGTGCTGCCTCTGAACTCTGTACTCTATATTGTTGTGATCCTATATTAATGAGAGATACTGAATTATCTAGTATAGGTATTAAGTTCTGATTAAGAACAACTGACTCTTTAAAAGCTGCCATAGCTTTAGGATCATCTTCATCAATCTTATGTCTCTTAATAATATCTTCCCAAACTAATCCTTTTCCATTAGCATCAATAAATCCTGAGTTCTTAAGACGACCAAAGTTTGACTTACCTTTACCCATCATATTACGATCCCAATCTTCTACTCCCTGCTTATCTAAAGTATATCCTTTACTTATTTGTACTTCATTACTTTGTATCTTGGTATTATACATCTTCAACACCTTATCATCTATGAAGGTAGTCATAGCAGGATCGAGATTTACAATCTCCTCATTAGTAACTCCTAAATCTGCAAGTGCTGTCTCATATACAAGTGGAAGTCCAAGATGATCTTCTTCTAAACTTTCTCTATCCCACGTACCATCTTGTTTGATAAATGATTGTATAAAAGAAGTAAGACCTTTTTTATCAACTAAACTTTCATTCATGTTGTTTAGCTTAAGCCTTCTCTCTTTTTCTTCCTCCGAAAGATGTGATTTAGTACCAGGAGGTACTGCTCTATAAAACAACATATTAAGTCTGTTTCTCTCTTCTCTTAACTCTCCTTGCAATCCTTTACCTTCAAAATTCTCTTCTTCTAATGGTTGCATTCTTGCAGACAATGGGTTATTATGAAGATCAACTTGTGTAACTCTCGCACCTGTAAGTGGGTCAATAGTTTCTGTCTTCCTATTAAGTGCAGCAGGTACAGACCAATCAGTATGTGATCTACTGAATGTTTGACCTTTAGCAACAGTATATAAGTAACCAGCTATCTTAGCTCGTACTGAATCTTTCATACTGCCATCTTCGTTATAGGCTTCTCCCTTTAGCTCAGGGTTCTCTAACAAGTACTTACGTAAGAATTGATGACCTCCTTGTGAAGACTGTGCAAATTGCTCTACTACTTCATCTGCTCTAGTCTTAGCTCTTCCTTTAGATACTCCTTCCCAGCTACCTTTGGACATTGCCCATAGGTCTTTCATACCCTCTTGTTGTAGTAACTCAAAAGAAGGGCCATTGCCTATATCTCCTGCATTAGCAACTATCTTACCTATATGATTTTTAGCATCTGTTAGATGATCTTGAGCAACCTCTAGACCTGTCTGATAACTTTGATGTCCTAGTTCAGGTGTCCACGTTGTAGCTTTGGGGGCACCAGGTTTGAAGTCATATAGTTGTAAGTTTGGATTAGAGGCTACCTCTCTTCTAAGTTCATCTTCATAAGCGATTGACTCCAAAGTTCCTTTCATGGCTGGAAATTCCATCTTCTTAGCGTAGTCTAATATAGTCTTTTTGGCATCACGTTGGAATGCTACAGATTCATACCTCCCATTATACTGATCAAGAAGTACATCTAAATCAGTATTAAGAGAATCAGCTATACTATTTCTAAGTTCTTCATCTCCACCTGCTACTGCAAAGGTTCCTAATGCCTCCTTAGCAGTCTCGGTGATGTTCTCACCCATCCTATATTCTTCTAACCTTTGTCCTATTAAAGAAGAAAAAGCACCTACTGGTGCCTTTGCTACCCTCCTATCTAAAGGTTGAAAATTCATTTCTGGCATCGCCTTATATGTTTAAATGTTACTCTTTAGATCCTGTCACACCTTTTACTGCATCAACAAGTTTCTGAAAGCTTCCTGTCTCAGTACCTTTATCCTCCTTCACTTCTTCTACTTCTATTTCCTTTATCTCTTCCTTTACTTCTTCCTTAGACTCTTCAACTACTGCTTTTCTATCTGATTGGTTCTCTATTGCTTTCCCTACTAAACGATTCTTATTCTGATTCACTTTTGTTGTGTACTTCATGATAATATCTTTTATGTTTAAAATGTCTGATTTGGATCACCTAATGTCTTCATAAACTCTTCTAAAGTCATACCCAAAGACCTTGCAATTTCTTCTACTACACCTGTATCTCCTGACTTCATTGCTTCTATAATAAGCTCCTTAGATTGCATATTCTGTACTTGTCTATTACTTAAGACATTCATAAAGTCCTGAGTACCTCCTTGAATTGCATTCTGTATAGCACCTCGTCTATCGTTTCTACGAGATAAGTTTATATTCTCCTGTCGATTAATAGTCTGAGTATTAGCTAGGTTTACACCAGCTTGAAGTCTATCCTGGCCTTGATTAAATCGGTTCTCTTGTTGTCTATCTCCTAAGATGCCTTCATTAGCTCCTTTAGTAAAGTTAGCTACTGCTGATGCTCTACTTGCATCTGTACCTCCTGCCCCTTTAAGACTTTGTAGATATGTAGAGAAACCTTCTTCATTCATTCTTTCTATATCAGGTTGACTAGACTTAAATTGTGATCTCTTAAATCTAGCTGTCTGTGGTGTAACATCTGTTTCTAGATTGCTAGCTTGAAATATATTACCTATTGTATTGCCTACACTAGATAGTATGTCGGCATTATTCCCTAAGAATGTACCAAAGTTTCCTTTTGTTCTCATGTTTCCACCATCTTTAAATCCTCGTGGGTTAGTCCTATGTACCTCGCTCGGTCGTGGCCTTGGAGTAAATTCCCCTGCTTCTGGGTAGAACCCTAGAGTATTGGCGATAGTGGTCGAGTCTGCTGATTCTATAGGATTTTTAAATCCGGGGTTATTACGCATGATCTCACCTACTATCTCAGTAGGAATTAAGTTCTTATCAGGTACAGTCTTAGAGATGTCTCTAAACTTTCTTCTTGATTTATTAAAGGTTCTAGAAACATAATCTGCTATATCTGTTTGGTTACCTAACTTCCCTTGTTTAAAGAAGTAGTTACCAACTTGACCTTTATTCCTAGGGTTGGTAAAGAAATCGAACAGTTCCCCATACGTTTCTTTCTTACCACTAATCGGATTGTCAACTCTAAGTACATTTCTAAAAATATAGTTCTGTTCTTCTCCCGATAAATTACCTGAGTTAAGAAAATCTAAGGTAGTATTGTTTCCTATATCATCTCCTGCGAACGGACTATTGGACTCAGGGGCTACGTACTTAGGCTTCTCCTTTTTAGTAGAAGCTTTCTCTTCCCCTTCTAGCTTGCCTCCTTTTGGCATCTTTCTAGTCTTACGTAAGTAACCTATTCCTTTTGGCATAATCTTATTACCTTTTATTCAACTTACTAAATTCTTGCGTATAATACAAGTTATCAAACAAATTTTCTATTCTTTCTAGCATTAACATCGAAGTATTGGCTGTCGCCCTATCCATCGTCTCACTTTTATCCTCATACTTCTTTTGTTGCCTACCAAGACTTTCTGCAACTTCTGCATAGTTGCCTCTCTTAACTGAGAAGCCTTCATCTGATGCCATATCAACAAAACCTTGTGGCACCTTTAACCTCTTTGAGAAGACTAATTGTCCCTTTGTGGTCTCGTCACCCTCTAGCTCAAATTCACTATACCCATCAAGATCAGCATCTACCCCTACACCACCATTGTTGTGATCAGGCCCTTCTATCTGTGTTACATCAGAAGCTATTAACTGAGGGTTTATCTCTGCATTAAATGGTACTCCAACACCCCTATTGAAACTAGATCCCATATCCAATCCAAATTTTCCATTATACTGATTATCAAATGCCTGTAGATAAGATAAGTCTTGCATATAATTTCCTGCATCAGCTATAGCGGAACTTCTTCTAGCTGCTGCCTCTGCTTCTTCCTCTTCTTTTTTTCCTCGTAACCAACCACTAACTCCTCCTATAACAGTACCTACCGCTGCTCCTATACCTGTACCAATTCCAGGGATAATTGAGCCTATTGAAGCTCCTTTACCTGCACCTTTCAAAGCGCCACCAGCTATCTGACCACCCATACCCATCTGCTTACGTGTATGTCTTTTACTTATACAGCTCATAACTTATATATTTATAACTCTATAACTTATTGAAATGTCAGATATGAAGTGCTCATACTGATTGATATTATCAAAGGTAAGTTTAACTATGATATGATCATCTATAAACTTCTTTCTATTATCATAATCTACTGCTTCTAAACGTAACTTATTATATCTCCAAGTATTAAAAGCTTTACGTAGATTGTGATCCGTGTTTAAATCTACTAGCTTAACCAAAGTTCTTTCACCTGTATCTTGATGACTGTCTTTGATTTGTATAGACTTAAATGTTTCATCCTTTAAAGTAGTATTACCATCTATAACTGTATCATTCCACAATACTGCTTCATGTAACTTAGTTATATCCTCTCCATCAACAAGTGATAGTTCTATCCAATGATCTCTAGCTACTCCATCATAGTACTTACACTTATTATTAGCCTCATGTCTAAATAGTTTGTTCTTAGCTAATGAATAATACTTCTTAGCTGAATTGAATAACTTACTTAATGTAAGGTCATGAGTACCTATCCACGCTCCTATATCTAAAGAGTATGACCAAGTTTCAGAAGCATTCAGTTTATTGATACTTACTAAGATTCTATTTAAGTTCTTATCATAAGATAGTGACATACCTCCTACAAATGATGGATCAGTCTCGTTCTGTATATAAGGGTTATCCCCTACTCCATCTATTAGGTCAGCAAAGTGATACGTTTTACCCTTCTTAGATATTTCTTCTAAGCTCTTAGATAGTATGAATATCTTACCTTCGCTTTCAAATACATATCCTAGTGGTGTAGTCTTATTAAAGAACTTATGAGTACTACCTAAAAACCCTTCCTCACTATAGATAGGTTCTTTAGGGTCACGTGAGAACACCTTACCTGAACCTAAGAATATCTCAGAGATGTCAGTCTTAAGCACCTCTTTACCTGCGGTAACAAATAAACCTCTTTCATGATGTATAGCTAACTTATCTGTATCATATACTGCTAAGTTAGTTATCTCACCTCTATCCTTATTTAGTTCATAGTAATCTGAAGCTTTGAACTGTCTCCATGAGGAAATTTCACTCTCCTTGTTCTGCTCTAGTGTAGCTATAACTCTATGAGGATGTTCTGTAACTGATTGACCTTGTATAGTAACTTGTAACTTATCATTCTCGGCTAAGAATCCTCTATCTATCTCCTTATACACCGCATACTCTTTAGACAACTCATATGCTTTAGTAGTAACTTGATTTAAGTTATTATCACTTATATCTTGATGTATATTAGCTGAGATTAAAGTACCTCTATCAGGATAAGTAAGTGGCTCTTTCTCATACCATATATCACCCCACTCTCTTAAAGCAGAGTTTACTTTTTGTTGAGTTGGTACTGTTGAGAGTCTTATATTAAGAGTACTAGTGTCTCCACCATCTACACCTGGATTCTCTTTGCTTAACTTAAATTTAGAGTAACTAGTTATAGTGTCACCTCCATACAATTTATCAATAGTTACTGTCCATTGATTACCAGCCCATACCCAACCTTGTGGAGGACTGACTGTATCACTTGGAATTATGTGTTGTTTACCAGTACTTACTAGATTCTGAGTATCTAGAGATAAGTAATAATCATCTCTCTCATTAATAATATTACCTAATAATCTACTATCTGATGTTGGATCATAAGGAGCATCTAATGTAACTTCAAAGTGCTCTTCACCTTTTTTATTATTAGCTGCTACATTATCGTGAGGTACATACTTACTACTTACAATATTTCTATTTACTGTAACTAAAGTAGGAGTATCTCCTACATAAGTATACTTTAAAGTTACACTAGAGTTTTCTCGTAAGGTATATTGACCTCTTAATTTGTTAGGTTTAACACTAGGTTTATCTAACATCAAACCAAAGTCATGCACTTTTGCTCTATCTGCAATATATGAACCTGTGTAGACTCTAGGATATATAATATCCTGAGCTACAACTGATGAGTTAGCTGGTGTTCTCTTAGCGTACATTATCTCAAATGATTGTACTCTATCTAGTAGACCTTGAGGTATTACTACGTTACTAACTTTAATACCCATTGGCTTAGTAAAGTACTTAGCTCCTGAACCAAAGGCTGTATCAGCTTCTGAGATTTTAATTATTCCAGTAGTAACTTGTATACCTGTATATACACCATAAACTATAAGCCTTACTTGTACTTTCTCCCCTGCATTGAGAGATATAGTAGCATTAGTTGTAATCTCCGCAGTATCATTACCGTCATATACCCAATACCTATCTATTTCTCCTCTTATAAAAACATCACCAGCACTATACACTTCAGCAAGTACTTGAATTGCACCAGAATCGTCTCCTGTATTTGTAATTTTAAAGTCTATAGTAATGTCTATATCATCAGTAGTTCCTGCAACCCAAGTATTCTTAGTTAAAGCTGCATACTGAGAGTCATTCTCAAATACACCGTAAGTCCCTGATATTGATGTAAAAGCAACTGCTGATGAACCACTTCCATCAAAGTTATCTACAAGAGATATACCCGATGAAGAAGATACATTAGCAGCTCCACTGTTTGGAGTTATTAAGAAGTCAGCTGCTGAGGTCTTAGGGAACTTATGATGTCGTACTGGATCGCCTATCCCACCTGTTTCAGGATACCCTTTACCTGATGGGTATCTTTCATTCAGGTTAGTATGAAGATTCATTGTACTAGGCCCTGTAGTCATTGGTATATGCCAACTACCTAAAGGTATACCATCCATTCCTATCCAATTGATATAGAAAGCATATATCTCTTCGTTAGTGAAGTGCTTCTTATCAAATAGTATAATAGCATCCGCATATGAGCTTTCTACAATATCTAAAGCTACAGGATCATCCCATATAGGTTCTATCTTTATATTGTTAGCGTATTGCTGATAATCTATAGAGGTATCTCTTGATAGGTTACTAGCATATAAAGTACCTGATATATCAGCAAAATCTCCTATTCTATTATAATTCAACCCTTTAACTAAGATACTCTCAATAGCTATTGTACTACCTCCACCTATGAGAGTAGCACTCTTCGTATCTCCTATTATGGTAAAGTTATTGAAAGTTTCTTCTGCCGTAACTACACCATCATTGTCAGCAATTATACCAATCTTAAACTCTTCAAAGTTAGTATCTATATTGTTTATCTTAATAGTGAAGCTACCACCGTTGCTCCTTAAGATTATAGGATTAGAGGAACCTATCCAGTTCGTGAACCCCCCGTCCGTAAACCGGTAAGCTATGGATACCTGATAACTACCTTTCCTCCAATTTCCTCCACCACCTACTTCTATCAGTTCAAAGTCTGGTATGGTAATCTTAGGGAACAACAGGGTATCTTCAATTTGATCTTCTTGTATAAACCCTGTAGTTTTATCAATAGTAATAAATCTAGGTCTACCAAAGTTATCTGAGAAGACAACCTCTATATCTAAGTCATTAGTATATTTTGCTTTAGCTATTACTGGATACTCTTTAGTCAACCCAAAATTAAATGGAGTAACTACAGTCTCTATACCATCTTTAGTTCTAACAATACGGTTGTTTACATCATCTACTTGCCAAGTAAGTAAACTATTATCAGGTAGAAGTAACTCCCCTATAGGAGTGAAAGTCAAGAAGCTTGCTACCTCCACAACTCCATCTTCGTTAGTTGGAACTCCGCCTCTCATAACTATGTTATGCGCCTGTCTCCAAGTACCCTGTGGTGCCTTCTTCGCTGGTATATCTGTTTGTGACCCTTTAAGTAACTTCATTATTGCTCAATGTTTTTAAAGAACGTACTAGCTTCATATGGATCAGTCTTATACCTAGTCCACAACTTAGCAAACCTCTCATGCTTGGCAGCATCCATTATTCTAGGTTCGTTAGATGCTTGGTGTCTAAAATCTTCCCACTTAGCATCTGCTTTGTCGTAGTCAAGCTCAGGATGTTTGTATCCTTGTAGACATAGCAGACTTGCAACCTTAAAGAAACAAGCATTCCTATATTTATAGGTATCTATAATCATAGGTATATTATTTTGGTCTACAGGAAACGCAGTACCATATACTTTGATCTCTCCTTCAGGGAAAGAAGTAAGTATGTAGTCATCAAGTAGTTGATAGTACTGACCTATTATAGTATTAGTATTTAACTTAACTGCTAACTCACTAGCTAGTTTAGATATTTCTTTACTAATTTCTGCTTGTTTAGCTGTGTAGATTATAACGTCTTCTGGACTAGCTCCAGCTTTCATCTCTTCTAGATTGTCCCACTGAGTTATAAGTTCATTCATTCTATTCAACCTATAAGGATCTATTGTAACAGTAGGTTGTTCACTACCAGCTATACCTCCAGAAGTCTTATCCCCTCCTAGTGGTAAATTTAATCCTTTATACTCAATAAAATTAATATCTGTGTACTTTCTCGTCCACTTAACATTACCACTAGTCACATTATATATATCTTCTACTTTATCAAAGGCTACGTGATACCCTATACCTTCAATAGCTTCTCCTATCATATCCCAAGCATCCCCAAACCAAGTAGAGTCTGAGGGTTTAAAATCTCTATAGATTCTATCCGTTATTACTCTTGCGCTAATTTTCTGCATAACTCAATACAATTAAATCGTCTGAATGTTTCTTCGCTCTAACTGCCCTAATTGTAGTGGCGAACGGAAGGAACTTATATTTATTACCTTCTATCTCTATATACCTATTAACCCCTGTAGTTACGTAATGGAAACTATCTGCTGTACTATAACAAAGATACTTCTCACCACCATTATCTCCTACAATCTCTCCCTTTTCATTCCTAACGGGTTTATAGATAGTACCACCCTCAGCTAGTATCTTATCTCTCTTCACTTTTGTAGCTATTGGATTAACAGAAGGCTTATGGAAACTGTGCTTTCTTTCTTTAACCTTAATAACCCCTAATGGGGTTTGAATCTGCTTTCCATCTACCATGAGTTTACGAGCTTTAAGCATAGTACTTTTTACTATCTCATTAAATTCCTCGTAAGTCAATTTGTGCTTTAGAGGAAACGTCTTATAGGCTTCTCTACTGCTTATCTGCATTAACCTCTACTTCTGGATTAAACTTAATGTTACCTTCTTTCTCTAGGATTAGTCCTAGGATACCTGTGAACAAGTCATCAGATATAATAATCTCAGGTACACAAATCTTTTTATCTTTATTCTTTATCTTCTCTAATGCTACCATGTCAGAGAATATAGCTCTAAAGGTTGGATTCTCTATATTATCAAAGAAGAACACATATCCATCTAGATATACATAGTATGGGTTTTGTTTGAACCTAGTTGTTCTTACTGCTAATCGTTCAGGACGAATAAATTGGTGGGGATTATCTTGATCTAAAGAACCTACAAATATAAATCCAGGGTCTTGATCGTGATACATTAGAGGCTTAGGTATTCTTTCTACTGTCCTCCAAACTTTCTTTTTAGAGTTTTCTGGCTTTAGATACCCTAGTTTATCTTCTATCACTTCCATGTTAGAGAGTGTATGTGCATGAGTATAAGGTAGGGAGCCTCTTTTATTGATCTCTCTTCGTAATATTTCTGCTCTAGCTACAGATACGTCTCTTCTAAGTCTATCTTTAAATGGATCGTTAGAAGACTCTCCAAATCGGTACGCTAGATTATCGACTGCTTCTTTTAAGGTCATAACAAGAGGGTTTAAAAAAAGGGTAAGGTATAGACCTCACCCTTTTGATCATCATTATAAAAAAGAACCGGATTTTAGGTATATAAATCTCCTAGGTCAGTTGTTCCATAAAGGATTTCACCTAGTATCTTTTCAAAATCTCCTTGACCAGTTGCTGAACCTCCATCAGGGAATGCTACAACTAACTCATTATAAAGTTTATGAGCTTTACCTGCTGTACTTCCTGAGTTCCCTTGTGCTACAGTTCTTAGGTTGAATACATAAACATCGTAGTTAGTTCCTTCTACTGCTTTCAAGTCTTCAAATGGTATTGTTCGATCTCTTGATATAGAAGTTCCCTTGTAACCACGTTGTAAATTTTCTTCTCTTTGTACAAGAATACCTGAACCTTGTCCTTCAGTACCAGCTGTTACTGCAAGATGATCTGCACTCTCAAATAACCCACTTGCACTAAAACCAAAGTTCTTACCAAGAACTAATGAGGTCAATACAAGAGCTACTTCGCCAGTAGCAGTACCTAAATCTTTGGTATCAGCATTGACTACAGTTTCAGTTGCACCTCTATAAGGACTATCAAGTACTAGTAAACTAGCAGCAGTACCAGTAACGGCAAGATAAGTATCTTCAACACCATTAGAACCAGTAAGTCTTACATAATCACCAACACCAACACCGTGAGCTGCACTAGTTACTAAACTAACTGCCCCATTAACAGCGGTAACAGTTGCAGTAGCTGCAAATACTGCTCCGGCAGTTGTACTCTCAATTGTAGCAAGTACCCATTGATATGGATGCAGATTAAGGTCTACTACGTGTTTCAGTAATAAACTATAATCCCCCTCACTATCAACTGCATAAATAGAAGAGTTGATATGTTCAGTCTTAATTGAACCTCCTTGATCGGTATTCTCAAAGTCTGTGATTCTGACTTGACTCTCATCGTACTGATTAACAGTAGCAGGAGTATTCAAATTCTTACCTATCTTGTGTACTTGATACACAGGGGCTACATAAGCTACTGCTCTATGTACATTTACACCACCTGGCTCAATTGCAAATGAGGACTGATTCCCTATTTCAGTACCAACATTAATAAAGATAGCAGGGCCATCAAAAGAAGCATCAGGTACAAGTCCTGCGGCATCTGCTCCTCCTTCAGTAATTAATGCTGACTTATCCTTGTTGTTAGCTGATACATATGGAATACCATAGATACCAACTGCTCCCACAGCTAAATCCGCAGGAGATAAAGCTGTATGTTCTGTAGCACTACCTTTGCTAGCTCCATAAGCTTTGTCTTGACAAACGATTACCTTTCTCATTTTTATGTATATTTAGATTAAACAAAAGATTAATAAAGTTTATTTGTAGACATCGCTTGTGATGCCTGTTGAAGTTTCTCCAATATAGGAGATAACTCCACTACTGCTTTGTCAATTATACGATACATTGCCTTATCTGATAATGGATATTCACTTGCCCCATTAGTCTTTACGTTAAAGTTCTCAGGCTTCTTAATGTATTGTACTATTATATCTTTAATAGTAAAGTCATCTAAATAGATCTTTACTAAGTCATTCTCAATTTCAGATACTGGACTCTGTATCTTCGTTGTATGATAAGTGTCATCCAGTAGTTCCTGTAACTCGTCAGATTGAATTATTCTAGCTTTTCTTACTACAGCTTCCTCTAAACATTCTGCTTCTACAGTAGCTTTAATTATAATGTAATCTCGATACTCAGTAGGTAGCTTAAACCATGCCTGACCATCTGTGGCTCCTGATTCAGGTGTTATAGGATCACTTGTTACCTTTAACCGCCTCAGTTCATCTAACCTTAAACTGTTACTTTCAAAACTCCCTCCATCTATCTCTACCCTTCTTAGACCCGCTATAACTTCATCTATGAAGTCACTAGTCTTATTATCAAGCATAAGGTCTACTTCCTCCGGCTCCATATTACCTTGGAGGAAGTAGCCTAATGTTTGTAACTTAGTCTCTAATAAACGAGCTATGTTCTTTTGAGTCATTATCTGTTATCCTTAAGTGCATTCTCTAGCTCTTGCTTAGCAACTACTAACTTCTCAGCGAAGTCCTCTGTCTTAAGCTTAGCTACTGCCTGCTCATCGTTACCGCCTACTACTTCTCTTTTGTGTAATATTACATTACCTTCTCTTACAAAGATGTTGTTTATAATCAACTTCTCTAGTAATGCCTTCCACTCTAAGTCTGTATCAGTAACCAACTTTACAAATTCGTCTGGCCTCTGGTTCTTAAACTCTTCCATAGCCAACTCTTTCTCATCTACTAATAGATCGTCAATTCTTCTGACTCCCATTAAAGTAGACGGTACATAACCAGTCTCAGGATCATTAAGATTGCCAGTATAAATACCTTTTCTTGCAACTTCTAATACCCAATCTAATTTGGTTACGTTCTTTTCACTAGTTAGTATCAAGTAGTTTCTGTCTGCTTGTTTTCTGACATTCTTACCTGATATACTTTCTTCTCTTAATATTCTCCTATCAACAATATATCCTACATAAAACATAGGCATTTCTTGATATGATGCATATGAAGGTGCTACCCTTGGATGTTTCATAACATGACGATAAGCCATTATATCAGTAATATAACGAGCTGTACTCGCATTAAGTACTGCTTCTCCTTTTTCGTCAATTGGTACTCGTAATTTCTTTGGTTCGTCATAAGGTACTACTACGTCATACTCATTAAAGTAATCAAGTATCTTATCTGTGTAGTTAGGCGAGTTTGCACTAGTGCCTATAATACCTAAGCCGAAAGCCTTTATCTCACTGTCGCTTAATGATCTATATGCTGTCAGTTGTTCTGGTTCAGCAAATGCTCCAATTCTTGTACGTGTTTCACTTTGTACCTTCTTAGGTAAAGTGGTAAATTCTCTAGCTGCAAATACTTCTATCTCCTTAAACTTTTGTTTAGGAGGTGATGCTGCTATACTATCTCCTGCATGAGAAGAACCTGCCTCTTTTACAGAGACAGGTTTTATAGTGTTATCAATTGCTTCCATTTAACTTTAGTATTACCCTAAAATAGTATTGAATATTTTAAGACAGTTTGTAGGTCTCTTGATTGCAATACCTTGTGTCTTCATGCGCTCAATAGAGCTTGCATCAATATCACTAGATGCTTGCATGGAATCACTTACAAATGGTATTGGAGACATACCTGAAACTATCTTCTCAATGTTCTCTCTTCCTTTTTCAGATACATACTGTACGTTAGGCTCTCCATCATATGTGGAAGTATCAATGGCATACATATTGTATGACTCCATTGGACGTCCATCAATTGGGTGTAACTCGGCAGTTTCTGACTTCGCACCTCTATCAAACATAGGGTGGTGTCGGAACCTGATAGTATGACCTTCACGTGTTACGTATCTATCGAAATAGAATCCGTAGTATGTACGTTTGTTGTTACCATCTTTCTCAGAAACACCTGATGTATCAACATATGTCAAGCCTGAACTTGTCATTCTGTTCTCCATCGCTTTAGAAGCCTCATTGAGACCGCCTGTACCTGTAAAGATGTCAATAGAAACGTTCTGCGCTCCACTAGCGTTATACACTAGATCATTCACAATAGTTTCAATCTTCTTGGCAGTCATGTTCACATAAGTGTCCACGTTATCGACCTGCTCAAGAATACCAGCTCCTGAAGTTACTACCTCTCCTGAATCAGGGTCAAGGTTATGAATAACTCCATCAGGGTCTTTGTTATAGTTACTGTACCACAGATCATGTTCTAACTTCTCACGAAGTGCTAGATCAGATAAGTACATCTCCCATTGTGCCCAGAACTTAAAGCTCTCTCCACCTGCTCTTACCTCATATACCATAACCTTATTGGCCATGTTACCAGCGATGTTGTAGGAATCTCTAACTACTGACAACTGGTTGGTAAGTTCATAAGGAGTGTAGCTTCTGTGCTCTCCACCTCTAGAACGTGCCTTGGAAACTTTCTTGATACCTTGCGCCCACTTCTTTCCAACTGCTAAGTCACGTGGTGGCACGAAAAGATTGACATTACCAGTAATCAACTGAAACTCATAGATGTAGTCAGTATTAGCCCCATTCTTTTCTGGGTCTCTCTGAACTTGAGCTTCAAGACCTGATGGTGTATAACACACCTGTCCTTTAAAGAAGTGCTTATCTTTAAAGTACATTCTAAATGTCCTGTGACCAGCTCCTGGCTTATCAGTGGCTGCGTATGGGTTTTGTGATATAGAAGAAGTCTTCTTTGGTCTACCCAATACAGGCCACTTGTAAGAAAGGTCTGTGTTACTAATTGATACCGAATCAGAAATGTTTCCAAGTCCTTCGGTTAAATACAACATTGGAAAGTTGTAATTAGCAAACGAGTCACTACCTGATCCATACAGGAATGTCGTTGCTGGACTAAGCCACTCGCTTTCAGTTTGCAAAGCTCTAGCCATGTGGTTTTCTGCTGTGAACTCATCATCATTGAATTGAGCAGAATACAGTTGTAAATCCTTATTAAATGCACCCATTTTCTTTTTAACTTTTAAGTTTAACTTACTTTACTATTTCTATCTAAAATTAGGTTTCTTCATTTAAAGGGCATTGGCATCTTCTGCCATCTTTCTAAGATTGAGCTTACCAAGTGACATTTTATTACTTGATGTTGCCCCACCAGAACTAGTCTTAGTAGGTTTCCTACTATCGTTGTTCTTCTTTCCTATCCTATACTTATCTAATACGCTTGATTTAGTCGTATTTGGAAGCTTTAGACCCTTATACACAATATAGTCTATTGCGGTGCGTTCTTCAAGACTTAATTCATTATATTTTATATCGGCCATAGTCTGTCCTTTGTCATTGATAGGCTTCTTTAGATATGCAATGAAGTTAGCTTCGTCCACCTTAGGTATGCTTATGTTAGGAGTTAGCTTTCCAGTCTTAATGAGGGCTTCTGCATCGGCCATCTCTTTAGCAGCTTTAGCAATCTCTGCGTCTTGTAGACCTTTGACCCTTGTGTTCTCAGTTTCTATCTCTTGAGAGTATCTAGTTTTCATACTTTCCTGACTGCTCTTAGCCATACCCTCTAGAGTACCCCCTGCTTTAGCTGCTGTGATTACACCATCTATAGTAGTCTTATCCATACCTGTAGACGTTAAGTTGATACGAACTACTTCTTCTTGTACTGCAAGAATATTGTTCTTATCAACCTCTGGGGTATCTGTCTTTACTGTACCAATCACTACATCAAGAACTGGAGGTCGATTGACCTGAGCCATAAACGTATTGATTGGATGCTTATTAGTTACTACGTGCTCATATAAGTCTTTTACTTCTTTTGGAGCACCATCTAAGAAGTTAGTTATAACCTCCTTGTCTCGTACAGCATCTCTTGCTGTTTGGTAGTTTTGATAACCTTCTGCGGTCTCTTCAAACTCACCACTTTCTACGTATCTTTCGTTTTGTCTCAGCTGCTCAAATGGAGTTCCCTCCTGATTTGCAATAGCCCTTACAAGTTCTAAGTTTGCATCAAGTATCTTTTGATCTGCTTCTGATACATCAGCTTCATTTTCTGTAGCAAGTATCCTCTCAAGATCTGTTACTAGAGCTTCATCAGCCCCTTCTAGGAGTGAGAAATCAACAGGTTTGTCATCTGCTGTTCCAGCTCCTGCACTAGCATCAGGTGGGGTTCCTCCACCTGCGCCTCCACCACCTTTAGCTTTTTCTGCTGCCGCTGCATCGTCTTTAGCCTTTTGGGCAGCGTCATCTGCTGCTGTCTTTGCTGTTAATGCTGCCGCTGCTGCTATCTCGGCTTCGGACTTGCCTCCTTCTGATGGTGTAGAAGGTTTAAACTTCTTACCTAAGTTTGAAGGTATTGTGATGTCTTCCATACTCTTATTATATTAATTAACTACTACGACTTTTTGTCGTATTGATTTTTATTCTCCTTAGCTATAGCGAGATCAATCATCTTATTATCTCTACTAGCCTGAGTCTTATCTGACTCTACTGCTGCATCCTGACCTTTACTGTATAGATCATCTAACTTCTCATTAGCTGAAATCAATGCAGCATTTCCTGCCTCTTCTCCTACCATACTAGTACTGATAGCTGCTTTATCACTGCCATATGCTATCTTCTCTCTACTAGCATTGTCTGCATCTGTCTTATAGTATTTGAAGTCAAGTTCATCTTTCTTATTCTTCTGATCTTCAACTGCTAAAGCCTGCTCTGCTTCTGCATTAGCTTGTTGAGATTGTTGCATCTCTTTTTCCATTCTACCAAGTTCCTTCATAAGAGAGTCGAAGTTATTAGCTTGTAGTATCTTACCTACCATTGTAGGAGTAGCTGAGTTCTGAGCAAAGGCTTGCGATAGAGCTTTCATCTGTCGTAGCTTTTCTCTCTCACTCTTATTACCCTTTACAAATATAGAGTAGTCAGCAGCAGTGTGCATGAACGGATCAATATCTATCCAAGTCATCTCTCCCTCTGTATTCAAGAACTGTGCTTTCCTACCATTGATCCATGAAAACTTACTTAACTCTAATAGAGCTGTATAGTCTTTCTCCATAAACTCTTCAAATGATACAAAGCTATCTTCTAGTATCAAAGACGCTTCATTCAATGCAGTCTGTGTATTACCTACATCATCTGAGGCTTTAATATCAGCCATCTTCTGTCGTGGTATTCCTACTATCTCTAGATACTCTGCTCTGATACCAGTACAGATATCGTGTAGGAACTTAATATACTCTCTCATACTTGCATCTACTGCTCGTATGTGTTGTAGAGCTTGCATCTTCTTAGGATCGGACTCATCTACATACATATAACCGTGGTAGTCAGCATAATACATCATGCTAAACATATCCATATTATCCTTCTCAGGTACTAAACCTAGAGGTATGATTGTAAACTTATCCTTATTCTTAGCTATAGTACGTTCTAATCTATACTTAAGAATGTTATATAGTTCTTGATGAGATTTACCTTTCTTGACTGGTGTATTGGGTATGCTTGTACGTGATCCAAATGTTCTACCATTGTAAGGTAACTTACAGTTAGTAGGATCATTTACGTCACCTCTCTGTAGAGGTAATGGTCGTACTCTCTTATAGATATTGTCTCCAATCTTATATCCTTCCCATATCTCATCTACCCATACCCATTCTACCTCTTCTCCTGCACGTGGTTTGAAATCCTCATCTACCTCCATAGTGTCAGGTTCTCCCATCATATTATAGACGGTCATATAACCTAACTTTCTTTTAGACCTAAATGTTACGTGTTTAACTATAACATTAGACTTCTTCTTATTGCGCCTTTCACCAAATACATTCTGGAAGAAGGTATCCATATCCTTTCTTCTCCAATCGTTATCTACATCACTTAGAGTTTGTTCTCTAGAGTCTCCAAAACCTGTCCTGCCCATACCGTACTCACTCTCAAGCCAGTCAATTTCAACATCATCTAAATCTTCTCTAAATAGATCAATAGTTTCTCCAACTGTTAGAGACATACGTTTGTAGCATGATTCTCCGTCTTCTACAAACTCTTCGTTCTGATTAGCTACATAGTTAAAGTCCATAGGATGTACTATTTCAAAGACTGTGTTATCTCTAAATACATCCCTATAACTAAAGACTCTACCAACTGTCATATAGTCTCCTAGGCCCATTCGATATTTTCTCTCCAACTCATTATAGTATTGGATATAGTCCATTGCTCTCTGACCTTTAACAGTCATGGCATCAGGTACTGCGGCAGCATCAGATAATATTTGATCTACCTGTAGTTCAGCTTCTTGATTACTAAATCCAGTATCTATACCTTGGTTAGCCAACTCATTCCTAAACTGTTGCATCAAGCCAGCTTTCATCTGACTATGTATCTGCTCTTGTCTCCTCTCTTCTACATCTGAGTTAGTAGCAACAACTTGGAAGTTAGTATCTCTAATCATGAAGTCTCCTACGATCCTAGACATTACAGGCCCTACTATATCGTAGTTCCTAAGTCTTGCTGGATCACCTTGTAGTGCTTCTCTCTTACGTTGTTCTTCTCCATACGGGTTAAGTACAAAGCTATAATCAGATTCGTCTATAACACCATTAGCAAGTCTATAAAGGACTCGCATCTCCTGTTTAATTGAAGTAGATATACAAGTTTGTGTTCCATAGTAATCTATGGCATTCATACCCCAATCAGAGGCATCTCCATTTGCCTTACTCTTCTTAGAGCTAAAGGGTAACTTATGCTTAGGTCTTGCTGTCTGACCTGCTAATCTTCCTTTTATATTACGTAACTTCTCAGGTGTTGTCATCTCTATGCGCACATTTTAGTTTCAAAGAATGTATTTTGTGACTTCTTAGTATTGGTTGTTGCAACAGTGCCTGTATAATCTAACTCCTTCATGAAGTACATACCAATACGTAATGTTGATACACGGTCAAAGTTACCTTTACCGTATTTAATAAGTTCACTTAATAGACCAGGGTCTACTATAGTGTGTAAGTTTTTAAATACCTTACCTTCTTCATTTACACTTCTAACTGTATTCAACCAGTCCTTAATGAATACGTCACCTGTCTTCATCTTCTTATTATCTCTACCACCCCCCATTGACATACCGTATCCTCTACCTAACTTGTTGTTCAATCCATCTGTCCAACCAAGTTCAAACTCTCCTTCCAAATATTCAAGTAAATGTTTATTTCTTTTTGCATACCCTAGTACATCACCCCTATCATTCTCATACCCTATCTTAGCATTATAGTACATTGCCAAGTTGAACAAGTTCTGATTGTATTCATCTAATGAGTTAGGTCTCCCTATATAGCTTGCTACTATTACATCTCCCCCTTTCATACCTGGTACGATATTGTTAGGGTTCATTAGAACGTAAGTAGAACCTAATGATTCTTCATTAGTACTCTTATCAAATTCATATGGGTCATGACATACAATATATAAATGGGGAGGTACTTCACCATTGACATGATGAGGTGGGTAGTACTGAACTACACAACCAGATAAGTCATCTATCCCCTTGTGAGGATAAGTAAGTATAGGCTTAAGATCGGTATCTGGCCAGAAGGTCATCTTACCATCTCCCCCAACTATCACCTTACCAGGATTGCCCCTATGCCATAACTTCTGTGCAGTTACATATCTTAGTTGTTCTTCTAATTCTTCAACAGGGAAGATGTTATTAGCTGATCTAGCAAAGGTCTCTGCTGGACAAACCGCTTCTTCCATCTTATGTCTTCTAGCCCTATCGGGGTCTTTTGTGTCCTTGGCAATTCGTTTCCTATAAGACATCTGATAATCATAGGCTTTATCCATCTTACTGTTGCCTTGATCATCTATGAATCCTTTCTTGTTCTTATGGTCAGGAAAGTAGAACCCACAATAAGTTCCTTTACCTCCTTTATCATAGTCATTATGAAGTCTCATAAAATCATATGAGGTAGGAGCATAGAATATCTCTTCAAATCCTTCCCAGTTAGTGTTGTCTCCACCACCTGTACCAAATATAACCATTTGACCTGTTACATAGATACCATCCTTTAAGGTAGGAAGTGTACTATCTACAGTATCAGATATATTAGGGAACTTACCACCTTCTTCTAGTAGTACTAAGGTTCCATCTTTTCCCCTAATTGCATCAGGGTTATCTTGACAAGATACAGATACAATGTGAGCTTGGTATCCTTTCTTTATTTCTACACCATCTATCTTAATGATATAGGCATCTTCTTGGTGAGCTATTCTATCAATAGTCTTTCTACGTCTCCATGCAGTATGCTCATTAATATGGTCAATATAACTATTGGCCATCGCTGTAGTTCCTTTTGGATAAAGAAACTTACTATCATATGCTGCAATTACAGATACACTCTCAGGTTCTCTCTTATATCTGTTGACAACTATAGAAGCATTCTTATATGAGAATCCTTTACGTCTTGCCTTAGCTACACATAAGTGTAGACCTCCTGGTTCTATATCATCAGGATGTATAGAAACTCCTAGTCGTAGTTTCTCATATACCTTCTTATTAATCCCCCATCTAGCTATATTAAGAGCGTGGAAGTAATCATAATCTCCATCCCAAAAATCAGGTAAAGTTGTAATCTTGGAGGCAGCAGTCTTCTTAATTTTTCGTCTTACTACTCCTTCTAACTCATCCTCAT